TTGCCGGCCACGACTAACCGACCACGCTCGTCTCGCCGACCGAGCTCACGACGGGCATCGACATGGCGGTGTGGCAGGCGCCCGATACGGTGGCGGTGACCGTGCGGAACGGCGCCGGCGAGCCGAGCGCCCCGCTGTCGTTCACGTTCACGGCGGCGGCGGCGCGCGAGAGCGCGGCGGATGCGCCGCGACGGACCCGGGAGCCCCGATGATCACCGGGCAAGCGTTTGACCAAATGAGCCCCAAAGCCTCGGTGACGGATCCGCAGGGGCTCGGTCTCGAGACGGCCTACCCGAAGCATCTGCACCAGGCCGGCGCCGCCGAGGACGGCGGGCCGCTCTATCGCGTCGTCCTGAGCGCGGCGGAGGAAGCGGCGGCGGTCGCGGACGGCTGGCTGGTCGAGAAGCCGGGGCCGGCAACGGCGCCGGCGGCGGGTCGGAGCGAGGCGCCCAAGCATCCGCGCAAACCGGCGGGCTGACGTGCCACCGTGCAGATCACCGTCACCGACCTGATCTACGGCGCGCTGACCGAGATCCGCGTCGCGCGCGGCGGCGATGTCGTGCGCGCCGAGGATCAGGCGCTCTGTCTCCAGTTGCTGAACGAGGTGCTCGAGCGGCTCGCGGTGACGCCCAACGCGGTCTACGCGCGGGTGCCCGGGGGCGGGCCGCTGACGCCTGGGATATCCACGTACCAGATCGGGCCCACGGGCACGTTCATCACGCCGCGGCGGCCGACCCGGATCCCGCAGGCGGTGCTCCACTTCGCGGGCGGGACGGCCCAGCCACTCACCGAGCGGTCGCTGGAATGGTGCAGCGCCCAAGCCCTCCCGGCCAGCGCGGGGATCCCGCAGTTCTTCGGCTATAACCCCGCCTGGCCGAATGGTTCGCTGGTGCTGGCGCCGGTGCCCACGCAGCCGGACGTGCTCGCCTTGGTGCTGTGGACCGAGATCGCCGCGGTGGCCGACACGGACACGATCGACCTGCCACCCGGCTACAGCGAACTGTTGCGGTTGTGGACGGCGAAGAAAGCGGCGCCGAGCTTCGCGCGCGAGTTCTCGGGAGCCTCGCAGCAGGCGCTGTTGGAGTGTCTCGCTGACGTCTTCGGCGCCAACATCGGGCGCGTCAACGACGCGGACACGCGCGACGGCGGCGTGCCCGGCGGGCGCGGCGGCGTCTACGACTACCGCACCGGCGAGGTGTATTGATGCCGCCGTGGCCGGGCTTTGTCGGCGGCGCCGGCACGGCCAGTACCCTGATCGGCGCCGGCGAAGACGCCGTCAACCTCTACGTCGAACGACTGCCGGAAGACGCCGCCAACAAAGCCGCGCTGCTGCCGACGCCGGGCTTTCGCCCGTGGGGCGTGGCGACCGATGTGGGCACGCGCGCGATGGCCTCGATCGCCAACAGCCGGCTGTTCGTGGTCATCGGCGCCGGCCTGTGGGAATTTGACCTGAACGGCACGCCGACGCGCCGCGGCACGGTATCGCTCGACGGGAACCCGGCGCAGTTCGCCTACAACGGCGTCGTCGGCGGCCAGTTGGGGATTGCGAGCGGCGGCAACGTCTACAGCTATGACCTGACGACGAACGTGTTGAGCGGGCCGTATCTTAACGGCGGCTATACGCACCTCGCCTATGCGTCCGGCTTCGGCCTGGCGTTCAATCCGGTGACCGGCAAGGTCAATCTCTCGAACCTCAATAACCTCACGGTGTGGAACGCGGGCCAGTTCTTTCAGCGCAGCCTCTTTGCCGATCCGTGGCGCTGCATGTTTGTCGATCAGAACAACCTCGTGTGGCTGATCGGCACCGACAGCTTCGAGGTCTGGTACAACACCGGCCAGGGGACGCAGCCGTGGGCGCCGCTCTCGGGCCTTGTCGGCGTGATCGGGATTGTCGCGCCGTTTGCGTATGCTGTCGCGCAGGCCGGCCAAGTCTGGCTGGCGCGCAATCAGGCTGGGCAAGGCTTACTCGTCATCACGCACGGCGGGCCGCCCGAGGCGTTGTCGTCGCGCGCGATGGCCTCCGCCGTCGCCACCTATTCCCGCGCCGGCGGGCTGGCGGACACCGAAATCGTCCATCACCAAACCGACGCGCACCTGTTCACGAACATCACGTTTCCGCGCAACGGGACGTGGTGTTACGACCATATCGAGCAATCGTGGACGCGGCGCGGCCGGTGGAACCCGCAGACCGGCAGCTATGGGATCTGGACGCCCCGCTGCCATGTGATGGCGTTCGGGAAACACCTCGTCGGCGACCGCGACACCGGGACGGTCGCGGAAATGGACGTGTCGTTCGCGACGGAGCTCGACGGCACGGGCATTCGCCGCCTGCGCCGGCCGCCTGCCCTCATCCGCGAGAAGCGTCGCGGGCCGATCGATCAGCTCGAGCTCCTGATGGATGTCGGGCTGGCGGATCAGACGGGCCCGGGCGCGGCGCCGGTGGTGCTGTTGCGCGTCTCGGACGATGGCGGGCGGACGTGGAGTAACGAATTGCGCGCCTCGACCGGGCCGGCGGGCGCCTGGCGGACGCGCGTCTACTGGACACGGCTCGGGCTGTTCAATCATGCCGTGGCGGAGTTCACGTTCTCGGATCCGGTGCCGTTTCGCGTGGTCGATGCGTATGTCAACAACATCGAGGCCGCCTGATGCCGCGGGCGCTGCCGCCCATTCCGGTCAACACGCCGATCGCCGACCCCAAGGACGGCACGATTACGACGTTCATGCGCCTGCGCTGGCAGCAGCTCGTCGATGGCTGGCAGCAGAGCGGGACGCTGGCGTCGTTCTCGTCCTCGGTGGGGGGGCAGACCGCGGCGCTGCCGACGACGGCGGTGTATACGACCCTGAGCCCGGGGCTGTATCGCCTGACGTGGTTCGTGCGGAAGACGCGCGCGGACGGCGCCGCCTCCTCGCTGACGGTGACGATCGGCTTTCAGGATCTCGACGGGCTGCCCCTCACGCTCAGCGGCGCGCCGCTGACGGTCGATGCCGTGACGGCGTGGCAGTCGGGCACGACGCTCGTCCGCGCGCGGGGGTCGACGGACCTCACGGTGGCCGTCGCCTACAGCAGTACGACCCCGGGCCAGATGCGCTATGACCTCGAGGTCAAGGTGGAGCTGCTCTCGTGAACGGTGATTTGCCGGGCGAGGTGCTCGTCGACAGCGGCGGGATCGTCGTGCGCTTTGCGACGGCGGCCGACGTGCCGGCGGTCGTCGCGCAGGCGGGCCGCTACGTGGCGAGTGTGTTCAGCGGGACGCTGAGTCAGAGCGCGTTCGAGCTCGAGCCGTTCGCGCGGGCGCAGGCGAGCGGGGCCAACGCGGATAGCCGCCTGCTGGTGGCGACGGCGCAGGACGTGGTCGTGGGCGTGCTGGGCGTGGCGGCGTGGACGCACCTGGCGACGCGCGTGCGCGTGGCGTCGGACCTTTACTGGTGGATGGAGTCGGCGCTGCCGCTGCGGGCGCGCGTGGCGCCGCGGCTGCTGCAGGCGTTCGAGGCGTGGGCGGTGATGCGGCAGGCGCCGCGGCTGCTCGTGACCGGCGACGACGCGCGGGCGACGGCGTTCCTGGCGGCGACGGGGTTCGTGGCGACGGGGGCGTGGACGCGGGCGACGGAGGGCTGATCCCAGTGCGACCCAATGAACCGTACGGCAATACGCCGCTCACGACTGAAGACCTCGCCACGCTCGGACATCCGCTCCGTGCGAGTGATTTTAATCAGGATGCCCAAGGGCGCTATTGGCGGAATATTCGCGGGCAGAAGACGTATTACGCCCCGGAATGGTTCGATGAGAGTGGGACGTTTGTAGGAACAGGATCAGACGCCGCGCAGGCTAAAACAGGTGTCGGTGAGGGGTTCTTCAAGCAGGGGCAGAAGTACAACTGGACGAGTGGCGAGTGGGAGAACCCGACGAACTGGGCCAATGTCATCGGGACCGTGGCTGCTGGGGGTGTCGGGGCGGGCATCGCCGCTCCCTTTGTGGCGGGCGCGGTCAGCGGCGCGGGGGGCGCAGGGGCCGGTGGCGCGGGAGCGACCGGCGTGGGGGGCGCCGCGCTCAACCCGGCGGTGTTTGGCGGCGCGCTCGCGGGTCCAGTGGCGCCAGTTGCCGGCGGTGCTGGCCTAGGAGGGGGTGTGGCATCACTACTCGGCGGCGGCCTGACCGTCGGCGATCTGATTCGCGGTGGCACCGGCATCTGGAGCTCGATCGAGCAGGCGGGCGCGAACAAAGACGCCACCGCCGCGCAGACCGCCTCGACGAAGTACGCCGCCGACCTGCAATCGAAATCGCAGGCGGAGCAACTCGCCTTCCTGCGCCAGCAGGCCGCCTACGATGCGACCGTCGCGGAAGCGAATCGCTACGGCAACTACGAGCAGTGGGCCGCGCGCCAAGAGATGCTCGGCCCGGTCGGGCAGGCGCTCGGGCTCCCGGCGCGGCGCATTCCCGCCTACGTGCCGCTGCCGCCCAACAGCTACGGCGTCGGGACGCCCATGCCGCCGCCGACGGGCACCGGGGTGCCGGGCGGGGCGACGGCGCCGCCGCCCGCGAGCGCCGTCGGGCCGGGCGTCAGTGCGGCGAAGGGCGACATCGGCACGCAAGTCGCGAGTTACTACCAGAGCCAGGGCAAGACGCCGCTCCCGACCAGCGTCGACTATTGGGTGTCGAAGTGGAACGAGTTCGGCGCGCGGGATCCGGAGTATTTCAACCGCCGGCTGGCGCAAGCGGACGAGTTCGGCGGCGGGGGGGGCGTGCCCGCGCCGGCGACGGCAGCGGCGCGGCCGCGCTTTCAGCCGCTGACCAACGATCCGCTCGGCTCGATTGCCGGCTATCTCATGGATCCCGCGGCCGCGAGCGGGACGCTGCCGCCGCCGACCCGGCGATCCCTCTACGGGAGCCCGGTCGGATCGTATCTCTAGCAGGAGACGTGTTATGGCGCTCGGATCCATCTTCGATGAAACGGCCGACAGCAACGACCCGGCGCCGTCGACGTCGCAAGACCAGATCATCGCGGAGTTGAAGGCGCGCGGGTGGACGGACGCGCAGATCCAAACCTATCTGACGACCGGCGGCACGCCCGAGGAACCGACCCAGATGGGGCCGGAGGATCCGAGCGGGACGAACCCGGGCGCGAGCGACCTGCCGATCACCGAGCCGAACCTCCCCCCGATCGCGAGCACGCCGCCGCCGGCCACGACCACGCCGCCCGCGGGTGGTGGCCCGCCGGCCGCGTCCGGCCCGCCCGCGAACCCCTACACGACGCCCGGCGCCGATAACCCGTTCGCCCCGTGGAGCGGCACGTTTACGCCGCCCTCGGCCCAGCCGCTGCCGGAGGCGCCGGCGTTCAACCCACCGAGCTACACGCCGCCGCCCGCGTTCACCTGGGATACGCCGCTGCCGGTCTACACGCCGCCGCCGGCGTTCGAGTACGGCGATTTTCAGGCGCCGCAATTCACGCCGCCGCCGGCGTTCAACTACGGCGACTTCAGCTACGATGCCTTTCAGGGACCGTCGTTCGCGGAGGCGCAAAACTCCCCGGGCTATCAGTTCCGGCTCCAGCAAGGCACCGACCGGCTGCAGAACGCGGCGTCGGCGCGCGGGACGCTGAACGATTCCGGCACGCTCAAGGCGCTCCTCGATTACGGGCAGGACGCGGCGAGCCAGGAGTACGCCAACGTCTGGAACCGCGATTACAACGCCTACAACACCAACCGCGCGAACGCCGTCGATCAGTACAACGCCAACCGCGCGAACGCGGCGAACATCTACCAGACCAACTATCAGACGCAGTACGTCGATCCCTACAAAAACAACTATCAGGCGGCGCTCGACCAGTACACGCAGAACCGCGGCAACGCGCTGGCGAACTACCAGACGAACTACCAGACGCAATATCAGGATCCCTACAACATCGCGAAGGATCAGTGGACGACGGAGCGCGAGAACGCGCTGGGCCAGTACCAGACCAACTATCAGACGCAGTACGTCGACCCGTACCGCAACAGCTACCAGGCCGCGCAGGACGCCTACGCGCCGGCGCTCCTCAACTGGCAGACGCAGGCGCAAAACCAGCAGCACTTGAACGACCTCGCGAACACCAACGCCTATAACGACTACCTGCTCGGCTGGCAGGATTACGAAGCGCGGCGGAACGCGGCGGTGAACTTCGCGCTCGGGAGCTGAGCCGATGCCGGTCTATCGCTACGAGGACTATCGCAACCCCTACGGCCCGTCGATCGCTGACGTGCTCGGCCGCCAAGGGGACACGCAGGCGACGCTCGCGCTGCAGCAGGGGGCGCTCGAGGCGCAGGCGGCGCGTGACCGCGGCGCGCTGTGGGGCGGCGTCCTCGACACCGTCGGCCAAACCGCGGCGGCGATTCCGCAGCATCAGCTCATGGCGCGGGAGGCGGCCCGGCGTGAGCAAGTGCAGCAGATGCAACTCGACGCGCTGAAGCGCGAGCAGCGGACGCGCAACGTGTTCGAAGCCGAGCTCCGCAACCCGGCGAACTACAACGACGACGGCTCGCCCAACGATGAGCGGATCACCAAGGCGCTGCAAATGCAGGACGTGGGGGCGTGGCAGCAGTACGCCACCATCACGTCGAAGAACGCGGAGGCGCGGCTCGCGCTGCTGAAGACGCGATCGGAGATCGAGAAAAACATCTCGGACGTCGGCGAGAAGCAGCAAAAGCGGCAGGACGCGCA